ATAGTTATCCTGTCACGCATTCGACCAATAATTTCATTTTTGTTATACTTCATTAGAAATATTGAACGCGATATTGGTCAAGTAAATATTGAGATGCAGTAGGTAATTTTCTAACGTAATCTTGCCTATTCTCGTAGGTATCGGCTATCATTAAAAGAATAGCTTGTCTTATTTGGAATGGCACACCGCTACTTTCTGTGTCGTATCCAGCCGTATAAGTAATCGTAACATCGTTTATATTCCCGTAAAGTGTAGGCCATGTTTTTCCGTAAGCAAGAGATAGCCGTGCTGGTTTACTAAATGTGTCAACGACATATTCTGTCGCTGCAAAGGTTTGCGTAGTATTTTGGCTGTCTGCGTACTGGAAATTAGTAACGGCAATAACTGGAGATACACTAAGGTAAAGAGTAGGATTAGATAACCTATCAAACTTCTCCGTTATTGTTTGTGTAATTAATGCTTGGTTTAAATAACTCTCTGCCACCATCCTTGCACCTTTTATTAAAGTATTTAACATTGAATCCTCGTTAGAATCATCAATCTTTAAATAGCTTTTAACCTCGGCAAGAGTCCAAGGTTCATTAACAGGTGCAGTAGTTACTTTCCAAGCCATTTGATTATATTTTAAAATGGAGGACTATATCTCAAGTCCTCCAGATTAGATCCCCAATGAAATTACAGATTCTTTAGATGCTTAATTGCAGCCGTATTAAGCAACTTGCCATCATACCTTGCATACATTAAGAAACCTATTTCCATCTCATCCATGAAACGCTCACGCAATGGTACAAGCACATTGTTAGCAACGGCTCGGATTATATACTTACTCCAATCTCCAAAGAAAATAATCTTCGCATCAGCAGCCTGTGCAGATGGTAAATCATTGTTCACAAAGAAATTGTAACCAAGCAATCTGTCTGGTGTACCTTCTCTAAGTGATGGTTGGAATAATGGATTATTTGCAGTATCAAAGTTTAACTTCCTAACCGCGCTCAAAATCTGGTCATGCATCATAAATGCAGCAGATGGTGAGTTACGGTAAGCAATGTCAACTGAATGAACAAGGTCAACCAAGTTAGCAGCAGTAAACGCGCCAGTAGTTGCAGATTCTACACCGGAAGGTGCAACATCTCTGAAGCCTGTTGGTTTACCAGAGCCATCACCGGTAGTAAATGCAGTGTTTAACGCTCTACCTAAACGCTCACCTAACATAATTGGTAACTCGCTGTTTAATAGACCAAACTCGTCATTTGCCCATTCAACAGATACTTTTACCAATGTGTTACAAACGTGAGCTGCAAAAGTTTCACGAGTAAATGTCATATCTTGAACAGTTACCGCTCCACCTTCTGTGTGCCAGTTTGCAGATGTACCAGTATCATTTACCTTTGGCCAGTACAAAGTACCTGCTTGAGGAGTAGTAATAATACGGCTAACCTGTAGCATTGGTCCGTAGTAAGCCATTGTTCTTTCCAATTCGTTTGAGAATTGGTAAGGAATAACATAACCACCAGCCAAGCCAGTCTCGGCAGTAGTAATCGTTGCAGTACCACGCATTTCACGAAGCAAGTTACTTTCTTTGTTATTCAACTCTCTCTTAGCAATAGCCTTCATAAATGCAGAGTGATACTCTGGAGACTTAACAATCTCTCTTTTGTCAGTTGGCAATGCAGCAAGTGTGTCTTCAATAAAACTAACTCCTCTTGACTCGGAGTTGATTTCATTCCATCTTTCTAAACGTGAAATTTGGTCTGTATAACTTTTAAAAGAACCATCCGCTTTATCCCATTGTGCGGATTCGTCAGCAGACATTAATCTACCTTCGGCTGCGGCTCTTTTTTGTAGGTCTTCCATTATTGCGTAATCGGAAGCCCGCTTTTCTCTTAATTCCTTTGCAGTCATTATTTTGTTTTTAAATTTAATAAGTGCAGGGCATTCCTGCGTAATTCGTTCTGTATATTAATTTCAGATTTTACTGATATGTCAATAACGCTTTGTAAATCTTCATCTACCTTTCCTGCTATCTGCTCATAGCTGCGCTTGGCAACCATTGTGTCTGGATTAGCCGGATAAGTTACTGGAGAAACATCATATACTTTCTTTATGCCTCTAATCACTCTCTTTGGTTTCATGCCTTCCCTTTCTTGCCAGTCTTCTGCCTCAACACTAAAAGCAAATGATGATTGATAAACATCACCACGTTTAACCATCTCTAAAAGATCATTACCTAAAGTAGTATTTGGTGCCTCAAATTCATATTCCATAGCATTACCAGTAACCTTTAATTTTAGCGTACCAGATTTAGTCCTTGCCAAAACCATATTAGCATCATGATTAAACAATGCCACTACATCGCTCATGTCGGAGTTAGTAAATACATCTTGACTCATCTCTTCATCATACCAACCCATATCGTAGGCAGAGTTAAACACCGTAGCAGTGCCTACGATGGTGCGAGATTCTGGCATAGCGCGAAACTCGTAATTTATACTTCTCTTTTCCATTGTTTCTTCTTTTGACCTTTCGTCCATTATTTTATTAGCTGTTCTTTCTGCCCAGGGCAACATCGTTGAACCACCCCAAGCGTCATACATGATTGAACCGCATATTTCATTATCGTTATCATCAAAATATTTGCCCTGGTCGTATACCTTGGCTCTACTTAAAAAACTATATGTTCTTATAACCTCATCGTCACTTAATGCCTCTCTTCCGCTTAACTGCCTTGCCCTTGTCCAGCCTACACTTGTACCGCACTGGCTACCATTATCTTCTTTATGCTGCAATGCTTTCTTTGCTGCGTTAGTTGCTGACTGTGGATAATTACTGTACGGCATCGGTTGTAGGTTCTATTTTTATATTAGAAGCTAAAGGCAATTCATAACTATCTCCACCGGTGTAAGGATTCATATTCTCTTTAATCCTAATTTCGTTAGGTGACATAGCTAATACATTTCGCATCGTGGTATAATAAGAAGATCGCGCTGCAACATCGCCACGGAGTAAGCCATCAAGATTAAAACGTGTACTATACCTTTCTTTTTCTACCTCAAAAAATATCTTTCTATTAAATTCTGCCTCTATAATTTCGCACAATGGCATAATGGTGTAATTAACAAACATTTGGCTTAACTGCTCCATGTTGCTAAATGTAGCCTTATCCATATCTTCTAATAAAACACCTGGTACACCAGTTATGCGAGCAATGTCTGATATAGTAGCTTTCTTTGTTTCATTAAAAGCTGCATCATTAGGATTAAGACCTACCTTCTGAAAGTCCATGCCTTCCTCTAAGATGGCAGTGCCTCCAGCATTTTGACTGCCTCCAAAAGCACGATTGAAAGAAGATTTTAATCTGTCGTATGCCTCATTAGTTAACTTACCAGGATGCTTTAGCACTCCATTCAAGTGTGCGCCATTCTTGTAAAAGTTCGCACCGTAATTTCTATTTGCTAAAGCTAAGCCGTAGTTATCTCTGTGAAGATCCGGCATAACAAAACCATCAATACCATTCCATGATAGGTTAGGTATGTGAATGATATTGTCAGAACTATACTTCTTGTTATTTTTCTTATTCTTAAATAGTAACTCGCCTCTGGTATTATAGTAACTTTCCATTTGCACCGGATCAAGTATCAAAAGACTTGTAATCCTTTGGCTATTTGCATTTCTGTTGATAGCAGCGTAAAAAACACCATGGCTCAAATAGTGAAGCACCATTGTCTTATAGAACGTGTGAGCTGTGTAAAACTGTGAGGGCTCACGACTAACTATTTTAAAATTTGGATGTTCTTTAGCTATTCTTAAACTACCATCTTCTCCTTTTTCTATAATATCAAAAGGCAAGGAGGCAATAACACCTCCAAGTATTTGAGTCGCTCGGTAAAATGCAGGTAGACCAATAATAGAATATTCATCTACCGCTACACCAGCTGCAGATCCTCTTTGAAATAATGCGCCTAATGTATCACCGTTTATTGGTGTACTTGGATTTTCAATACTGGCACGAGTATTAGAAAAAAAAGACCGCATGGA